GAGTACCGTTCCAGCTGCCCGAGGCGCTTGTCGTCGTCACCGGCTATCTGTTTGCGCCAGTCGTCCGGTGCCGTTTGAAAGTATCCGGGAGGGGGCTCACCCTCATTACTACCAGGATCACCAGCGCCGGGATCACCAGCGCCAGGGTCAGGACCGTCACCACCCCCGTCGTCACCGCCGCCCGCACCACCGTCTCCTGGAGTCTCATCACAGTAATACCCCCTCAGAAATCTATTTCGGAATAACATTGTTTATTTCTCCTCTGTCTGCTCTGGCAGCTTCGCTACCGGTAAATGCAGATACTTAAGTACCTGCTGTCCTACAAAACCCCTGCCTGATAGGAACGCCGAATCGCGGTCACTACCATGCACGTACAGGACATCGTGCGCCCTGCTAAATTTGTTGGTAATGATTCTCAGCGCCAGTCGTTGCTGGTCAGGCTGTGCCTCGCCTGCATACAGCGCCTTGAGTGCGATGTGCTCCTGGTCTGTCAACTCAGGTACATCGAAACATTGTGGTGTGTTGCTCATACCCCTGTCCCCTCCATCTTAGCCCTCCATCATCTGCTCTTCCGCGCCTTCCGGCATGTTCTGCGCCATCTCCATGGCCATACCAGCGGCTTCCTTGGCCGCGGCAACCTGCCTGGTCTGCTGTACCTGCTCCTCCGGCCTTAGCCAGTGCATCGGTGCGCCGATACCAGTTATGGCGTCGCGAACCGCAGAGTCGAGGTCTACGTTCATTATGATGTTCTGGTCCATCTCCGCAGCTTCTGCCAGCATCTGGCGGACTTGGGAGAACCGAGTAGCTTTCTCCTCTTCCTCGGAGCGGGATAGCGGGGAGACAAACGTGAACCGGACCTCGTGGTCTCTCAAGGAATCAGGGATGTCATGGACCGAGCCCAGCAAACCCGCTTGCATGGCTACATCGAACGCGGTCTCACACAGTTGTCCGTTGTACTCAGACTCCATGGGGGAGAATAACGGCAGGTTCTCGCGCCGGAACTGCTTCATGCGCTCCGACACCTCGTAGGCTGTCATGTCCCGGTTGGTCTCGGGCAGAGTAATCTTGTTGAGGAAGAAGGCGCTCTGCAATACTCCAGCAATACCCTCTCGCAGCTCCGTGCCTATTGAGAAACCGCCCTTGTCAGAGTACAGAGGCCGTAGTGCCCCACCCAGCTTCTCGTCGTACTCCTGGTCCACCCAGGTCACACCATCCGGGTTCAGGTTCACGTCACCCCGGATTACTTTGCTGGTTGCTATCAGCGGCGGTCTGGCGTACCTCTCGCCCGCTTCAAGGATCGTGTGTGTCATGGCCTGCAGTGTGCGGGCGTCAGGCAGTGCGATCATGGTGGCAGGGGAGTAGGCGTACGCGGAACCAGAGATAGTCTGGAACCGTGGAACAGTGTACATCTTGTGGTTGATACCGATGACCTCGATCTCGTGATCATTCACCGGGTCAAGGAATATAGATACATAAGGGTTGCGCTCTTCGATCTGATCATCGCCATACATAACCGACGGCATGGTGATGTGGAAGATCTCGATCTCTTTAAACGGTTCCTTAGAAACCTTATCCGTGATGTTCTTGTGGAGAGCGTTTTCTCCGAAATAATCAACGAGTTGGCGGTATGTGGTCTTCCACTTACGCACCAGTCCAGATACCTGACCGGTCTCGTCTTCCCACCAGGCACAGTCTCTCAGGTGCCAGTTACGGAACAGCAGACCATTTGCCTGCCGGTTGAGTTCTGTAGAGATTACCGTCTGCCCGAATGTAGCGTAGTCGTGGTCGCCCTCCTTGGTAGCCCTGACAAAGTTAGCCTTGCGGTCGTCGAACAGACTACGGAGGCGCAGCGTGGACCACTGCAGCCAGGTGTTGCCCTCGTAGTCAGGCTCACCCCCAGCGATGCCAACATCGAACCAGTCGCCGTCACGCAGCATCGCGGAGAAGGAGTTACCCAGGTCTCTGCGTACCAGTATGGGGTATGAGTCTACCAACCGATCAGCGAGATCCGCACCGATATTCCGTGTGGTCGTGAAGTCAGCCCGCTCGGGGTAGAAGTTGTCTGCGAATATCTGGTAGGTGGACAGCATGGGGCGCTGAAGCTGGAATTGCCTCTGCACCAGTTGTTTCAGTTCGGGGATAGTCTGCTTAGGCATGGATTACCCTAGACTACCTTCATCTCGCAGCATCGTGCTGGACCTGCCCCCGCCGCGCTTGGCTGCGCGTTTCTCCGCAGCTATCTGTCGAGCTTTGTCGTCCGACACCGGAGCGGTGGGTTTCACCTTGGCTGCGGGAGTATCAGGAGCCTTAGGAGCCCCCATGCCCAGCATAGACAGGGATGCGGTCATCAGTTTCTTGACGGCTTTCATAGAGCCTCCAGGTTAGTGAGTACTTACTAACCTCCGAGTATCTAGTATGAGGGGGGTGTTGTCAAGGCGAGAACCAGTACAAGACGTCCCCTATGACAAGGATCGCGGACCACATCACCGTACTCTGACTCACATACACCCGATACGGGTTAAACGGCGCTAGTCCTCTCGTCTGCCGAGCCCCCAAGGTCTCAAAGAGGAGCACGAATCCTACTACAACGTGCATGAACACCCACAACCAACTTGCTACTATATCTACCATCTGCTCATCTCCCATCATACCTAGAAGCACTGCGCTTCCGGGTGTTTACGTTCGGCGGTCTCCACCCCTTCTCCGCCTTCTTGGTCATCTGTGGGAATAGCTCAGTGAACCCCCATATGGCTGAGTCAGCTCTGTCAGGGCTTCTCAGGCCCATGTACCCACCTGGAGTCATGGCGCACAACTGGTCCTCGATCTCCTGGAAGTGCCCGACGTGGTGGATCTTCTGCTGCTCGTATAGCGCAGAGATCGGTTCAGCCCGGACCACCTTGCCCCGTGTCGCCGTGACAGGCTTGTATGGTATGAGGTCATCGACAGCGTGAATCACCGCCCTGACCATATCGCCCCCGAAGTTCGCCTCACCTACGACAGAGTCCGCCTCGTGCCGCCGGTACCCCTCGACCACGATCTTGCCCCACTCCTCGGGGCGATACTTGCCTGAGAGATCCTCGAGTAGGTATCCATGGTTATCGGTACCCAGTGCCACCACAGTGATACCGATCTCATCAGACCTCTTATCCTCAGGACCACTGCAGCCACTGGGATCCACAGCTACTACTACCCGGAGCCACTGTGGAAGAGGATCACCCTCTTGCCCCAGCTTGCGGTTCTGAGCCATCAGCTCCTCAGTCCAGTACGAGCCCTCAGTGTCATCCGCGAATCGACCGAGTAGGAACCTGTTACGGGCTTTCTCTGGTAGGCCTTCCAGCATCTTGATGAAGCCCGGATCCAGGTTGTCCAGGTTATCGACAGGGTTGATCAGGTAGAATGCATAATCGAACTCGTCTGGCCAGGGCTTCTTGGTCTCCGGGTTGCGCTTCTCCACCAGTGCGATGTACGTCCAGTGCAGGCGTGATGGGGGGTTCAGATCATACAGCGCGAGCAGAGACAGATCAGATGTCTTCTGTGCCAGTCGTGTCAGTGCCAGCACGATCGAGGCCCACGGTATCTGCGAGCATTCGTTGAAGAAGATGGTCGCGAACTCCATGCCGAGGATCTTCTCAGTACGCTCCTTGTCGTCGAGACCTCCGAACCAGATCTCCGAGCCATTCGGTAGCGTCAGGAACCAATCCGTCTTGTTCATTTCACACTTGACCATGAGCCCAGGGAACCGCAGGGCCATGACCTTCGGGAGCGTATCGTAGATGACAGAGGCTTTCAGTGCATTGAACCGGAACCGGAACACAACGTGCCTGGATCCTGGTGACTTGAGCGCACGGGCTATGATGGCGAGTATGGCCAGAAACGTCTTGCCGGAGTTGTGATGCAAAATGCCGTTTGCAAAGTATTGCTCGCTTGATGGGACATGGAGCGTGTAGTAATCTTTGACGGAGGTGCTAGTTACAGTCGAAACCTTTTCTAGCACATATCCATCAGCCACAGGAGTATCATGAGATGTCGGGAACTCGCGACAAACGCACTGGCCCAATAGGCTTACACAACTACGACACAGTCCTCGCCATGATCGCAGAAGGACGGACCGCACCAGAGATGGCGGACCACTTCGACGTGAACCCGGAGACGATCCGCAAGTTTGCTCGGAAGCGAGGACTGCAGATCGTGCCCGCAGACCAAACCCTGGAGAACCACCCTGCCTGGAAGGGCGGGACAACGCTGGACCGGGGTGGCTATCTGCTCTGGAGAGTGAAGAAGGACGGGCCTTACGGATACCTGATCCGAGCCATTGCGAAACGCGGTCACGCAGGCACCGACTCGACGGGGTACGCTCCGGTTCACCGGACTGTGATGCACCACAAGCTGGGCCGTCCCCTAACAAAGGATGAGGTTGTGCATCACATCGATGGAGACATAAGCAACAATCACCCAGATAATCTAGGAGTCTACGCATCCAACGCTGACCATCTACGGGATACTCTGAAGGGGAAGGTGCCAAACTGGACCTCTGAGGGCTTTGCTCAGATAACTGGCAGGCCACGTAAGACCCCCGGACCACCTCAAGGGTCTTGACCCACTTGTCCCCGTCCCAGAATCGGTGGTCATCTGTCACCTCGACCCTGCGTCCTGATTCGGTGGTCACCTCGTATAGAAGCGCCCGACCCTTGTGGAACGGCGCTTCTGCCGTCTCGTACCCGTGAGAGGTCACCACCTGTACCGGCTCGCCCTTGGCTGCGAGCTGCGCGATAGTCTCAGTGTGGCCTGCGAGAATAGTATCTCCCGCGACACAACGAGCGCCACCCCCCAGCCCAATGTGGGTGGCGTCTGAGCCGATGATCTCCATGGCTCGCTGCTGCTTCTTGGTGAGCTGGAAGCCGGGAGCGGTGCTGTCGGGTGATATGGGAATCCCCATATCACTTCTGGGTTGGGTGAAATCTATGGCTGCTCTCCCCTCAACGTGATCTCTGCAGAGGCCATAACCTCGCGACCGAGAATCAACACACTGCCTCCTACCACCGCGAAGTACATACTGCTGCGATCTTCCAAGCTGCCACTGATGAGCCCTGCTATGCTGTCGATGTCCTCAGGTACCTCGAAGTCGTGCGTCCCCTGTGGTGTCCGTACTGACACTCTTGTGCTCATATCTGCTCTCCTCAGTTAACTTAAAACGCTACCCCACTCGGACCCCTCAGAGCCTCTGTGGCGGTACATCGGGTGTCCACGTACACTTGGTACTCCAGACGCGAGATGCTCTGCCACAGGCTCAAGGCTCCCGGCTGCTGCCATATATCGGCTTGATCCCCTACCATCTTACGCTTCCCGTCGCTGATAACTATCTGATCCTGCCCCTCCACAGGGCACACCCACATGATGTATGGATCCTGTGGTCCAGCTGATACATCCTTCCACAAAAGCCAGTCTACCCATGCCAAGAAGCACAGGAGGGCCAGGATGGGCCAGAGTTGTTTTACGGTCATAGCTTCGACTCCGCTGCAGTTAGATACACATTGAGCGGCTTGTCCTGGTCTCCGGATAACTGGATGTTAGCCAAGTCAGGCAGCACCTTATTCAACAGTTTCAGCTTCAGGCCCGCCGAGGCCGTGAGAGACGCGATGCGGGCTCGATCAACACTCAGGTCCACCCATGTCCCATCCTGAGTCCGGACAGGCTCTGTGCCACGCTGGAGGACAAGGGCTATCTCTACCACATCATTGATGAGGCCCTCGCCCTTGATCGTGTCGCGCAGAGCAACCTTGGTGATCTCCTTCGCCGTAGCCTTCGCGGCGGCCCCCAACTTCCGTCGAGGGGAGTACGGGCTGCATGCTCTTTTTGGCTTAGTGAAGTCCATCCAGGGAAACTATCAGCCAGCACCACGCCTGTCAACCAGATGTCAGACAGAATACCAAGTCTATCTGTGGTCTCCCAATCCTACCTGCTGCTCGCACCGCGCAGTTGGGTTTACCTAGCGGCGTTATACACGGATTCTTTGTTTTTTCCCAGCCCGCCACAACTTGAACCCACTACAGGTAGGAGTAAGAAATTAGGAGTATAAGTGTATGTAATATATAAGAAAACCCACTACCGGTAGTTGAAATTAGTTCGGAGAGCAATAAGTAGGCACACCGGTAGGATCGGTAGACCACAGAAATACCTAATTTTCGGCTACTCATACCTCTTTTCCCACCTACTCATGCATTTGAGGTGAGTAGGCCTCTGTGGTAAGGTGTACTACTCGCGATTCTTTACTACTTAGGAGCAGAATATGACTAAACCAATCGACTTCACCCAGACTGAGAAGCACAAACCAGTGGCTATCGGTTTGCCTCCCACAATGCTCGCTGATGTCAGGGAACACCATTACGCATTCCCCTTATCGTTCTCCCGATCAGTGGAGGTATTCATCGAACGGGTGGTCAGCGCCAACAACCCCCGATCCATCGCCTCCCAGGTCACGGAGAGGGTGGCATCTAATATAAGAGGGATCCCCCACGTCAACACCAGCTTCTGGGGACACCCGGCTGTGTGGCGTCAGTTCGTGTCAGCCTGTAAGAAAGAGGGCGTACACCCCCGGGCCATCTTACGCAGTCATGTAGCCGACCTCCTTGTGGCCACGCTGTGCGTTAACCCTGGCAAATACGAAACCCCTTGATCATGTCTGACAATCGTGAGACAATAGCGCCACTTTCAACGAGACACCGGAGAAACGACATGAACTTCACCCGACAAGTAGATAGCGAGACCTACCAACGCTGGCACTCGTCGTGCGGCCTGTACATCATCACCTGGTCCTATTACAGCGGGCATGGCAGCAGGGGCGTCAAGAGCCCAGTGAAACCTGGATACATCGCGTACTACGACAGCCGGACGATCAGCGGCAGGGACAAGCTCCCTGAGTACGCCGACGCTGTCACTGTCTGCGAGGAACACGAAGCGGCGATCAATGCAACTCACACACAACTGGAGAACAACACATGAAAATATCAATCAACGACTTTGGCAGAGTCCGCGTCTACGACGACCTGGAAGACTACGCCGAGGCCAAGCTGGATGGCTCGGAATGCGAAAGGGGCGCACTGGAGGAGGCTGCAGCGACAGCCGCCAACAACTCCAAGGCCCTCGGACGACTACTGGACCTGTTCGCAGAACGCGGGCTAATCAGCTCAGACAATGTGACGTACATCGTGGAAGGCTACACCAGCGTCGAAGCGGTGTTCGGCGACCCAACTGATCAGGAGAACAACACATGAAACAGTACACCAACATCCGCCGAGGCACCGGGATCCTCTCCCGCTCCCCTGACTCAGGCCAAACATCAGAAGCCCAGTTGCACAATAGCGGCCCCTTCTTCTCAACCACATACTGGAGGGGTACAGGGCGTCAACGTAGTGCCCAGGAGTGGTATAAAGCGCAAACCCGTAAGTCAGAGGGCTTCTACCCCGCCACATGGCACTGCCAAGGCTGATACCAGACCACTTTCTCACCACCCACAGAAAAGCCCCGCCGTAGCGGGGCTTCTTTTTGCCTGTTACTCTGGGGTTACCTCCAGACTCGGTACAGGAGCATGCCCAGCGATGTGACCCATGCGAGTATGAACATCTGGGAGATGAGCCTGTCTAGCCGGTGTTTATACCCACAGGTAATGTGCGCCACTATCAGCAGCAGGGCTAGGTACACCGTCAGCAGTATAGCGGTTGCTTGTATTTGATCGAATATCATGATTTATCCTCCAGTGCTTTCTGTGCTACAGTTCCAGCATAACCCCCTACCATTCTATCTATCTCTCCCAAAGCCTCCTTGTATTTATCTCTTTCGACTTGGAGAGGGAAGGGTTTGGCGTGCGCCCAATATACTCCTTTTGTATCAACCCAAGGATGATCTTCTACGCTGTATCTTGCGAATACCCTAACAGAAAAATCTAGTGAGTTATTATCCCACACCAAAATCCAATCACCCTCTTTAGGCATCCACTCTGGTTCGGGTGGTTTGACTCGGTACTTTGTGCTCTTGCTCCATATGGGGGGAGTCGCGACGACCCAGGAACCCTTGTATCCGTCCCAATACTCTATCTCAGCACCGCCCTTGGAAGCTTTGATCAGGTCAGCGTGCGGTGAGGTAGGTTCCTCCTTGGGTAGCAGGCGCTCAGGCTTGACCGGCGGGTGAACCATATGTTCAATCGTATCAAGGCAGAACGCCCCAGTAATCGATGGTGACAGTGGCGCAACCTCCCTACTCCAGAACCCCAGACCGTAGAACAGAGCTTTCTCCGCCTTGGCCCGTTTCTTCCCCGCCTTACGCATCTTACGACTCTCCTTGCTGCGACGCTCGATGGGCTTGATCTGTTCCTCTCCGATCAGGTCTACGTACCCGGCACTCTCTCGCACCTCCCCGGATGTCAGGCCCACGTACACCGATGGCAGCGCAGGCGTGATCCTCCACAGCGGTCCGAACCTCTCAGACG